CTGTCCAGATGGATTCACCGGTTTCAGGATCAACCGTAGAAATCGTAGACGGCACATTATTTGAATAATACTGTGCAGATACAATTTCATGTAGCGGATGCAAATTTGTCTCAACAATTACAAACTCCGGAAGGATCAACCTCATCAGATCAATCTCGTCTGCGCGATGCAATGGCAGGCATTTTACAGTTGCCTTATACTTAATGGCTACCCGTCCGCGATGCATCGTGCCATCCATTGTTCTTCCAGCCTTGTCACTATCCAGATCGCTTCTTGTCCAAACGATGCCGCCATTTTCGATTAAATGCATAATGTCTGTCCCGTCAATTTTGAAATACGGTTTTGCCATTCCTACACCCCCAACGCACGCTGCCTATTTCTTTGCTGGCGTGTGATTTCAGGAGACAAGACACGCGCCAGCTGTGCAAGGTCACCGGTAAACTTAATCGTGATATCCTCTCCACTACCAAAGTTGTTCATCTCTTCGCGTACAATCTGCCGAATAAGGTCTGCTGGCGCTTCTATATTTGTCCCGTTTCTTTGGTCGCCCAGAACCGCCATAAACTTTCGGTTTGGTGGGATAACAGCCCCCTGTGCCAGACGGGGAATGTGCACTTCCGGTATTTGCGGTATGCCACGAAATTCAATCCCGATGAGGTCAAGTCCCTTTGCCAGCAATCTGTTCTCCAGCAGGGAGTTGAGCTTACTTATAAGCCAGTTGATGCCTTTGATGATAAGGTTTACAGTCGCCTCAAAAACGCCTACGATGGTATTACAGATACCCCGGAAGATTTCTTTGATACCTTCCCACGCTTTTTCCCAGTCCAGCGTAAACACGCCGGTCAGAAAATCAATAAAGCCACCAAAAATTTGTTTGACGCCATCAATAACCTCGCTGACATAGGTTTTCGCCAGTTCAATGATTTCGTGGAAACGTCCGTTTGTTTTTCCGTCCAGCCAGTCCAGCAGACTTGTCAGCCCCAGTTTGAACCAGTCAAAAATGCCAAACACAAAGGTTTTTACGCCGGTAAGCATTTGGATAACCGACTGTTTCATTTTCTCTAAGTCGCCTATCAGTATGCCGGAAATAAGACCAAGCGTACCCTGCACAATGTCCTTGATGCCAGTCAGCATATTTCCCACCGGAGTACCGGCAAGGCCGCACTTTTCTATGATGGTGTCTATGATCGCTCCAAAGATATACCCCACAAAGTCCAGCAAATCGGCCAGCAAAATACGGGCGTGGTTTACAAAGTTGATGATGTTGTCCAGCGCCGCGCCCCAATCCCCGGAGAATACGTTGCCGATATACCCGGTGACATCCTTAAACAGGTTTACAATGTCCTGCCCGATCTTCTTGAGCTTGTCCGCGATTTTATCAAGAAATGCGAAATTTGCCGCCGTGCTGAAATCCGGTAGAATAATGCCGGACCCACCGCCGCTTTCGCCGCTTAACTTGTTGATCTCATCAAACGACGCAAGCTGTTTACTTGCAGACTTTGCCGCGCCGCCAACGCCTTTATATGCGTTCTTCTGGTCGTTTAGGGCCTTTGCCGCATTGGCGCTTTCTTTTGCCGTTGTTCCAAATAAGGCGGATACAATATTTGCGATAAACGAAACCACCGTAGCCAGTACCTTAACCAGCGTAGTAAACACCGGAATGATGATTTGCACAAGCGGCTGTGCCAGCGTCAGCAGCGCACCCTTGAGCTGCGCAATAGCGTCTCGTGCTTCACCGTTTACGGCCACCACGTCCGCCAGCCAATCCCGGAGTGCCGCCAACGCACGGGCAATGATGGTAAACACCAGCGCACGCTTTGCCAGCATTTTTACGCGCTTTGTGAACGCCTCCATGCCCTCGGATGCTTTGTCTAACCCTTCTTGTATCTTTCCTGCGTTCTTGCCGGTATTGCCAAGCTGCTTACCTAACTCACCGGCCTTTGCTTTCATTCGGTCAAGCTCCGCTTCGCCCTCGCGGATAGCGGCGTTCTGCTTGTCCAGTTTGTCATTCATGGCGTTCCATTCTTTTTCCATAGACGCTACAGCGGCCTCCTGCTGCTTGATAGCGTCGCTGGTGAAGAACTCGCCGCCGCCCTTCATCTGCGCCAGTTTGGCCTTTGCTTGGTCAAGCTGTGCGCCCAGGTTGTTGGCTTGGTTAAACAAAGTATCTCGCGCGGATTTCTTGTTGGTGAGCTTTTCCTGCAGCGCTTCTATTTTCTTTTCCAGCGCATTGAGTTCTTTCTGCGCCTGCTTATCGTCAATGTCGGCCTTGATGATAACGGAGCCGTCCGCGTTTGCCATACAATCACCTACTTGCTTTTATGGTATTTATGTGGTACTATGAACAAACCACAAAAAACTTTTTGGAGGGCGGAAGAAAATGGGCAAAATGACTAAGTGCAAGACCTGCGGCGCAGATATTGCAAAATCTGCGAAAGTATGCCCTGCCTGCGGGGCCAAACAGAAAAAACCGGTTGTTCTGATCGTTATAGCTGTGTTTATTGCTATCGGCATTATTGGCACTGCGCTTGGCGGGAACTCCCCAGAAAAGGTTGGGGATACAGGCGCAAAAGGCGGAAACGGATCAACTGCTCCGCAGAAAACGGAATTTGCAGTTGGTGACGTTGTCTCCCTTAAAGACATTGAAGTCACATTTGTGTCTTGCACCCAATCAAGCGGAGAAGGTTTTTACACACCAGACAGCGGCAACGTTTTTCTATTTTGCGAATTTGCCATTGAAAACAAATCCAGCAAAGATATTTCCATAAGCTCTATAATGTCCTTCGAAGCGTATGTCGATGACTACTCCACAAACATGAGCATGACCGGCACATTAGCCGCAGACAAAGGCCAAATGGACGGCACTGTTGCAGCTGGGAAAAAGATGTCTGGCGTAATAGGCTACGAAGTCCCCGCCGATTGGAAAACGCTTGAAATCCGTTTTACCCCGGACTTTTGGTCTGGCAACGACATTACATTTATTGCAAATCATTGACCGCCGCGCAGCCGCCCTCCGGGGCGGCTTTTTACGTCCAGCCTTTGATAATTTCTTCCTCCGCCTCCGAGTACCGTCGCTTGATGTCGATAACGTCGCGGTTTCTGCGGTAAAACTCCCTGTCGGCTTTGTCTTTCAGTTTGCCCTTTGCTTTTAAGTCTCGGATCCTCACGATTTGGGCAAAGTAGCAATCCCCGATTTCTCCGTAGTACGAAAGAAACGTCCACCAATGCAGATACGGCAGCGCCCGCACTTCTTGCCCCGCTATGCGGTTGATGGGGGCGATAAGCAGTCGAAAGTCCTGTTCCCAGTCCATCAACTTGGTTGATTCTTTTTGCGTTTCCTCATTTCCGCCATTGATAAACCAAAAGCACCGTTTTATCGCTTCTTCCACGTGATCCCCAGGCATAGTAAAAAAACCGGGGTAAAACATTCCCAACACGCCGATGCACTTTTCTTCGCTCGTTAGTTCCACAGCAGACAGCACAGAGAATATGTCCAGTATCACGCGGAAATCCGTTTCTATTGGGTATTCCGTTCCACACACCTCAAGGCTCGTCGGAAGGTCGTACATCATCTGTGGTACTTGGCCGTATACTTTGCAAGCTTCTCACTGTGAAAAGCCTTTTCACGCTTAATCCCCTCGTCCAGCTCGTCCATGATGGCAACCATCAGGTTCATCCACAGGGGCGCACCGTCAGCGATAGCGTAAACGCTCACGTTGCCAAACAGCGGCTCACACACCGGCTGCTCAAACACCCCGTCAATGGTCTCGCGCATTTCGGCGTCCATATTTCGGAGCCAGTCAAACATTTCGCGGGCGCTCATTTTTTCCGCGTTATCGTCCCGCGCATCCTGCTTCTTTTTCAGCGCGTCAAACGCTGTGTAAAGCTTGTCTGCAAACGCCGGATCACTGGGATTAAAATACACCGTGCATTTGTCATTCAGGTGGTATTCCTGTACGCCGGTGGTGATTGTCAGTTCTTTCATGTGTTCCCTCCAAAACAGGGGCGGTTGCCCGCCCCTTTATTTAGGCCGCAGTAAACTCAATAGCGCCGCTGCTGCCTTTCTTCACGGTACCCACAGTGCGGGTGCCGCCGTAGGTGATCTCGCTGGTGATATTCAGGGTGCCGCCGCCCTCGCCGCCGATGCCGGTGATGGCAATAGCGCAAGCGTCGTAGCGCTCCGCAAACATCGCCTCGCCGCTGGTGGCGTAGAAGTGACCGATCATCATGTCCTGATTTGCCAGCGCCTGGGCATCCTGGTCTTTGACGGCCAGGTTCCACATCTTTACCGCCGCAGCGTCGCCCGCGTCCAAGGGGATGGGATCAAAGGTCTGCGTGATGGTAGGCTTCTTCATGTTAGTAAAGGTGTGGCCCAGAATGTCCTGCTTGGTGTCGGTGCTCCAGTCCATTTCCTCGCTGCTGTCCTCGACGCGCTTACCGATAGCGCTCCACACAGGAGCGGATGCGGTGCCGGTGTTCAGGTACGCAATGAGCAGTTCGCGGTCAATGGTCTGGCCCGCCGTGGTGTTGAATTCCAAATCTGCCATTATACATTCACCTCGTAATTCAGTTTCATAAGGATTTGGTGATCTTCGTCCCCGTTTTCATACATGGCAAACAGGGAAGATCGCGTAGTCGGCTCCATGCTGATAACGCGCTTGTCATCGCCAATGTCGGGCTTCTGCCCGTTCGCCCAATCACCGATAGCGTTTAACATCTCGTCAGCCTTGAGCCGTTTGTCGTTGCTGCTCCCCGGCTTTACGCGGTAGATAATCTTGAACTGATACTCTGCCACATAGCCGCCGGTAATGTACTTCCGCACGATATACGCCGCCTGAATGGTCGACATCGCCATAGCGGAAGTGTCGGCGGGGAGAAATTCAAAACGGATAAGGTCTACCGGCAACTCCGGGTATGTGTTCAGCCACACAAGCAGCTTTCGCGATACCTGATCTTCCTCTGCCGCCGATACGGCCTTTTTAATCTTTTCCAAATTTCTTCACCGCCTTATCTGCCACCCGCACCCACTTCTCCATGTTTTGCGCTTTGGAAGCGTCAAACCAGTGCGCCTGTGCCTGCGGATGCATTGTTGTGTTAAATACAAGATTTCGGTCTGTTGCCACCTTGTGCCCGCCTTTGGGTGCGTATGTGCTGCCGGTCGCTGGGTCTACCATCACTTTTCCGTAGTACAGAACCCGGGCGTATGGTCCAGGGTAAATGACCTCGTTACCGACCACCCGCGTTCTCTGCGTCAGAGAGCCTGTAAGCGCAGGAACAAAGGGGATGGTATCTTTCATCACCTGTTGCGCTAAAACGCTTTCAGCGCGGCCACAGGCCCTTGCAAGCTGCCGCTTTACCTCGTCCATGCCGGACACGTCAACAGAGAACTTGAGCGACATCTTATGCCCCTCCGACTTCCCAATGCTGCATATCCACGCTGCCAAAATTTTTCTCATCCACTTTGGTCACGTTGTAGCAGCCGTCCTGTGCCATAGCCACGTTTTCTTTGTCTGTGACAAACTCGCCTTTTACAAAGAACGTCAGCCCGCCGTTACCGTTCACAGACAGCGTCCACAGCCCGGACTTGTCCGCCGCCGCAAGAAACGCCTGCGGGGGCGCGTAAGTTTTGGCCTTGCCTGTCGTGCCGTCCACCGCTTCCACAGAGAACGGAATGTACAAGTTTACTGCGTCTGCGCCCTCAAGGCCGCTTTCACGCACGTTGACCGCCTTGCTGGCCTGCAGCATAACCCCGCGCAGGATGGTCACATACAGCTTTGTGATTTCCTCAAAGGTCGCCGGGTCAGTCTCCTGCACGGCGTTGTAGACCGTTATAGTGTGGGGCGCGTACAACCACAGCACCCCCCTCCCCGATACAGCAGGCCGGTATGCGCCAGATACTCGTTACAGGTCGCCGCCAGCAGCTTCTTCGCACCGTCCGTTGCACTCAGTGCGGACGCAGCAGCTTCACCGCCGCTGGCCAGCGTCCGGGAGTACCCGCCTACCGTTTCGCTTTTCACGTCATCGCCGGTCGCCGCGTTCGTCAGTTTGGTTGCGGCAAGCTGCTGCGCGGCCTCGATCAATTGATACTTGTCCACCAATGCGCAGCAACACATCTTTACCGCGTCCAGATCGGCGTGGTCTTTGGCTTTGTTGCGCGTGTAGTAATCGAGAAAGGAGCTGGCTCGTACAGCCAGACGCGGATAATCTTCCTCGCTCACGGTTCCCATATAGG